CTTTTCGCAGCAAGCAAGTCAACGATGCTGTGGGTTCTAAAGATAGCAGTCAGCATCGCATTGGTTGTGCTGTGGACATCCGAGTTCCTGAATTAACGCCTGACCAAGTGGTGCGGGCTGTCATTGCCTCAAGCCTGGCTTACGATCAAGTTATCAGGGAATTTGATCGCTGGACACATATCAGTATCCCAAACACCCCCGATGCAAAGCCCCGTAAGCAAGCACTTATTATTGATAAACAAGGCACTAGGCCGTTTGTTTAAATAAAAACGTCACAAATATTAACTAAGGTGTTGTAATGTCAAATATTCCAACATCACAAGATGCTGAGTTTTTTGCACTTTGTGTAAAGAAATGGCAGTCAATTCTTCACCTTGGTGATTGGAGAATTGAAAAGGGCATAAAGCCCGCTAAGCAAGCAATGGCCTCTGTTGAGTTTAACGAGGGCGCACGATTAGCAACCTACAGGCTTGGTGACTTTGGCGGTGAAAAGATCACAGATGAGATTCTAGAAGCCACAGCTTTACATGAGGTATTACATGTATTCCTGCATGACCTTATGGCCGCAGCGCAAGACCCAAAATCATCAGAAGAAGAAATAGAAAAGCAAGAACACCGAGTAATAAATCGACTTGAGCAACTGCTCCTAAAGGATTCCAATGGTTTCAACTAACGGGCTAACCGCTTGCTCAGATGAGGAATTCCTTAAACTTTGGGATCAGTACCAATCAACGTCAAAGATTGCAAAAATTTTATGCGTGACTGATCGAGCCGTAGCTTATCGCAGACGCAGAATGGAAAAAGAGCATGGTGTTTTGCCAGCGGCAGACCATCGTGGTGCTTTGTACGATGAAAGACAGAAATCATTTTCCCCATTAAGACAGATTGATCTTGGGATACTTGATGGGACAGTCATTGTGTTTTCTGATGCCCACTTTATACCTGGTCAACGATCAACGGCCTTTAAGGGGCTTTTGTGGGCTATTGAGACACTATCCCCTAAAGCGGTCATCGCAAATGGAGACAGTTTTGACGGGGCAACCATTAGTCGCCATGATCCAACCGATCAGCCCGCCACTACAGTTATTCAAGAATTAAAGGCTTGTCAGGGCGCTTTGGGTGAGATTGAAGAAGCCGCCAAAGCCGAGCGCCACAACGTCAAACTGATTCACACATGGGGCAACCATGACTCAAGGTTTGCTAATCGGCTTGCTCAACACGCACCACAATACAAAGATGTTCTTGGATTTAAGATAACTGACCATATCCCTGATTGGGAATTCTGTTGGGCTTGTTGGCCTACATCAAAAGTGATTGTCAAACATCGATATAAGGGGGGAATTCATGCCACCCATAATGCAACTGTCAATGCGGGCGTTTCATGTGTAACGGGTCATTTGCACAGTTTAAAAGTAACTCCATTCAGCGATTACAATGGGGTTAGATATGGGGTGGATACGGGTACGTTAGCCGAGCCTGATGGCCCTCAGTTTACTTACGCTGAATTAAACCCAAACAATCACAGGTCAGGCTTTGCGGTGCTGACCTTTTTTAATGGTGAATTGCTTTGGCCTGAGTTGGTTCATGCTTTTTCTGAGGGGCATATCCAGTTCAGGGGCGAGGTAATTGATGTAAGTGCGTTTTAGACCTTATTAGGTCAATAAAGGATAAAACAGTATGAGTGCTTGGTTAATTGCTTTTGTAGGGGCTATTTATGCGTTTATAGCAGTAGATCAACTGCTTCGAGGCAACGTGTATATGGCAATTGTATTTAGCGGATACAGCTTCAGTAATGTGGGGCTTTACCTGATGACCAAGTAAGCCCCACTTAATTATTCCGCGGATTCTTCTTCTTCGGTATCTTCTTCTGCTTCTTCTTCTTCAATTTCAAGATCAATTGACTCAACGATTTCATATTCAGCATCCCAACCGTTTTCTTCCATGAACTCGAAGAATTGATGTATTGCTTGAATCTTATTGAAGTCAGTAGTAGTTACTTTGACGGTTTCTTCTTCAGACCATCCGATGCTAATTTCAAATGTGTACATGATTTACCCCGTTAGACCGCAACCAATTGTTGCAATCAAATCCTAGGGTAAATTTATGTCAGAAACAAGACTATTCTTTTTTGAATACACCATTAGGGAGCAACGTCCCTTTGCGGTTTTTAATTTGGTCGTAAGCAATTTCCATGCACTCTACAAGGTCTAAATCTTGAATGGCACAATAGTTAACTAAGCACACCATTACATCGCCCACAGAGTCAACAATTGCGTCTCTGTCGTGCTTAATGGTGGCATCAGCTAACTCGCCAATTTCTGATACAGCCTTGAGTAACTGTGACTCAGGATTGCTGTGCTGAATAATCTTTCGAGCCTCAGCCCATTGGATTATTTTCATTTCTATTGCTGCGTAAGACATTGCCATTCCCTTTCTTTTCTGCCTGAGTTAGAAGTAACCGTGTTTCCTGTTAACGTGATAAGCCCAAGAACTTTCATTTCATTGAGCCGTCTAGCGACCTGATTGCCATCAAGATCGGTTCTTGCTGATATACCGTCTTTCCCAAGTGGCCCATGCTTTTGTAGACATTCCAAGATAATTTGGTGATGCTGATTAGCCGTTTCCTTGATTGAGTCTGCGGCTTCAAAAGAAGTCACAGGGTCAGTCGTTCTGACCCGTGGGAACTCAGGAAATAGTCTGTCAAAAAATTTCACATAGTCCATGATTTTTCCTCAGAATGGTAAATCGTCATCAGCGGGTAAGCCTTTGAATTCTTCTCTAGGCTTTGGGGCATTGAGATATGCCCAACCGTTCCATCCACCATCAGGCAAAGGGATGCTGTCAAGTTTGAGCATGAGGCCGTTTTTAGTCTCGATGACCGAGCCAATTGTTTGATAGCGAGACTTTTCCTGACCATCTTTGTTTTTGTATTTACCTGAAACAATGGTGATTTCGTAGACTTTAGACATTTTTAGCTTTCATAAGTTGAGTAATTTTGGTATCAAGTTCGCCAAGAAATTTGACGATTTCATCTTCAATCAGTTTGATGTACACATCGTCCCTTGGGACACGTTTAACAAACATCTGAAGTTCGGATGGGAGTCGATTATCAAAGCTGACAAAATCGCACCATTTACGCCCTGTGCAAGCTATCTGAAACTGCATCTGGGTAAAGTATTTATTCGGCACACTCTCAGACAATAAAGTCTCAATATGTGTTGCAGTATTGGGGCATTTGATCTCAATCAATCCATCATCCCCAACAAGGCCATCAGGGGACGCCCCCGCCATTTCTATTGTGGGATGGGATACAAACCCCACCTCATCAACTAAAACGTCGTATAGGGCTTCGTAGGCGGCTCTAGCATACGCCTCAGTCTCAACTCCATGTTGAATGGCAGCGTTGGTAAAACTCTCACTTTTTTGGCCTGTCAAGCGTTCACAGACTAATTGCGCCATGTAGTTATCACGGGTCGTTGAGTAGCCTGTCTTGGTCTTAGCAAGCACATCAGCAACACGACTAGCGGTGACTTTGCCGATGCGGATGTTAAACCAAGCATCCGATCCTTGTTCCATAAGTTCAATCATGTTTTCCCCTTGCTCTAATAGCGTTAGCGCACCATAAAGCCGCACCATCTTTTTCCCAATGGCTTTCACATAACCTTGCACATTCCTCACGCTCAATCATTACGGCCGATTTAGTAGCTTCTGCCGCCCAATGGTAGGGTTGACCTTTTATCTTGCTTTCACGCTCAATTCGGTCAAATTCATCGTCTTCATCTGTATGGATCATAATTTCCCTTTTGCGCCACATTAAAGTTTTGCCTTGGCTTTGTCTTTGGCAGCGATGACTTTCATCTGCCAAGCCTTATCGCCATCACAAGCCGCATACGCGGCTTTGTAAGCGTTCTTTAAACTGTCTTGATCGGTAGAGGCGTCAATGGCCGCCAAGTGGTCTAAAAGGACACTTTCATTAATCTGCGGTTTACGACTTGCCGTGTTGCCATCGTCATCTTCAGGTGCTATACCGCAAGCGGCCATCAAGGAATATCTGCGGGCATAAGTCAATGCCGATCCAAAGCCTTGAGCATCGTGTTTGTTGGCGGGTACAAATAGTTGGCCGCAATTTAATGACTCACCCGACTCATGTAAAAAGATGGTTTCAATAATCACGCCATCGGGCGATGGTTGGTTTTGTTGAATCAGGGCAATTCCATTGTTGTTCAAGGAATCAATGACAGCCTCAACGCAAGCGGCTAAGTCTGCATAGCGTGATTTAAAGTGAGGATTTGTCGAGGATTTAAGCGCAGGGCCAAAAGCCTTTTGTGCTTTGACTAATGCTGTTGCAATGTTTTTCATGGTCAGCCTCTCCAAGCTAATAAAACACCCCAACCACCAAAAACGATGATGGCAAGACAGCACTCAACAATGGTTTGAATAATCTTAGATTTCATTTTGTTCCTTTAACATACGGGCGTGGTGAATTTTGACTTCAGACATGATGTGTTCTGATTCGGAATAGGGCAGATCGTAGGTAATGTTTTCGCCCTTTAAGTTGTACACAAATACATCGTAGATTTCTTTGTAGTTGTGGTCGTGGGGCATATTGATTTCAGGTGGGTAGTAGTCGTAACCAACCTTGACGCTTTCAAAAGTATCGCCACCGTTGTAGCTGACAAATTCGTCAAAGTGGTATCGGAGTTTGTAGTCAATCATTTGCTTTCCTAAATAGACCCTTGGCGAAGTGCTTGGGCATGGCGTGATTATAACGCAACTTATAACCAAGTCAACTGTGGGGTTATTAGCCACCTAATATACAATCCGCACATGGATAAAAATAAATTTATTGCGTTAGCAGGGTCGCAAGTTGAACTTGCCAAGCTGTTAGGAATTAGCCAAGCCGCTATTTCTCAATGGAAAACTGTGCCACAAGCTAGGGTTTGGCAATTAAAATTATTGAAACCTGAATGGTTTTTGGTGTAAGATTGTTTGAAACACGGCTAGGTCTGAAGTCATGAGCAGACCGAAAAGAGAAGTCTCCCCTCCTGCCGCAGTTTCTTTTTTGGGAGAATTGGAACTTGAGACTAATATGCTATTAAAGCCTAAAAATTGGGCGGTTTTTCAACATTACAAAGACCGCTGTCCCCCTTGGATAAAACTTCATCGTGACCTGTTAAACGACAGGGTTTATATGCGCTTGCCTATTGCTAGCAAAGCGATAGCACCCATGCTTTGGTTGCTAGCAAGCGAATCAAAAGATGGTGTTTTTGATGGCTCATTAGATGAACTTGTCTTTCGACTACATATAACTGAAAAAGAGTATCAGTCAGGTGTTAAGCCATTGATTGATAACAACTTTTTTAGTGTTGTTAGCGGAGTGCTAGCAGAACGCTTGCATGATGCTATCCCAGAGAGAGAGACAGAGACAGAGTTAGAGACAGAGACAAAGAGAGAGAAGAACGCAACTAGCGTTGCTTGCCCACCCGATGTTGATCAACAAATTTGGGATGATTGGAAACAGTTACGCAAAGCCAAAAAAGCCCCTGTTACCGAAACAGTCGTAAATAGCGCACGAAAAGAGGCCGCCAAGGCAAACATGGAGTTCAGCGACTTTTTAAGTATTTGGTGCGCTAGAGGCTCGCAAGGCTTACAAGCCGACTGGATTAAACCTGATGAACGCAACTTAACCAAAACTGGCCAACGAAACGCAAATGTTTTGTCAGGTCTAACTCGCGGCTTACTTGGAGGACAGGGCAATGTCAAACTACTCGGAAACTGATTTTTGCGAAGTTGAGCAAGGCTTGGATTACATCTTTGGCCGAATGAGCGCAATCTATGGTGCGGCATTTCTTAGGCATTGGGAAGGGGTAGATCACAGTTTGATTCGCCAAGAATGGGCTAATCAGCTTGGGAGTTTCTTGACGTACCGACCAAGCATGGATTACGCCATTTCAAAGTTAGATGGTGAGTTTGTGCCAAGCGCAATAAAGTTTAGAAATCTGTGCAACCAAGGCCCATTTATTCCTGTCAAACAAGTTCCAATGATTGAGCGAAAAATGACCATCCATGAGCAGATTGAAAGCGAACGGGTTAAACAAGAAGCATTGGCTAAGTTGGCCGAGTTAAAAAAACAATATGGTGGCCGAGCATGAATAAGATTGAATTTGGCGATTGCAGAGAAACAATGCGTAAATGGGCTAAACAAGGAATAAAAGCACAAACTTGTGTGACTAGCCCTCCTTACTTTGGTTTGCGTGACTATGGCCATGAGGGGCAAATAGGCCATGAGGAAACACCAGAAGAATTTATTAAACAACTTGTTGAAGTGTTTAGATGCGTCTGGGATGTGCTTGAAGATGATGGAACTTTGTGGGTCAACATGGGTGACAGTTATTGCAATACAAATGGTTTTGCCAGGGCTAGCCCTGAATATCAGCGTGAGGGCAGAAATAATATGCCAGCCAATGACAGGAAGCTGGACAAACTACACGCTACTGGTTTAAAAACAAAAGACTTGATTGGTATTCCTTGGATGCTTGCATTTGCATTAAGGACAGATGGATGGTATTTGCGTCAAGACATTATTTGGCACAAACCAAACCCTATGCCCGAATCGGTACAAGACCGATGCACAAAATCTCATGAATACATTTTTTTGTTAAGCAAATCTCACAAGTATTATTTTGACCATGTTGCTATCAAAGAGCCAGTTAAAGAAGATTGGGGTAATAGAGACAGAACTAATGGCAAATATCACAACGAAGGAACAGGGTTGCAACCTCATTCTGGATTAGAAAAATCTTACGAAATGGCAAACAAACGAAGTGTTTGGACTGTAAACACTAAGCCTTATAAAGGGGCGCACTTTGCAACATTTCCTGAGGATTTGATTGAGCCTTGCATCCTTTCTGGCGCACCAGTCGGAGGAATTGTTTTAGACCCATTTATGGGAAGCGGAACTACTGCACAAGTTGCTCAAAACCTTGGAAGACAATATCTTGGTTGCGAATTAAATCCTGAGTATAAAAAATTACAAAAAAAGCGAACGGCTCAAACTTCATTGGATTTTGTATGAGCAAATTTGATTGGAACACAAAAGAGAATGACACCCGAAGAATTGGAACACTTCAAGGACTGCGAAGCCCAAGAGTGGCTCAGACGCTACCAAACCAAGAAATTGACGATTGGCTCAAAGAAAGCGTTAAGTTGGTGGCAGGGTGTGTTAGGGGACTTGGAACGAATCAGAGGCGTGTACGCTACTTTGGATTTGAGACAACGCATGAACAGGATTCAAAATGAG